ACTTAAGCTTTGATAGCTCTCTATGATCACATTTAACTGCTCCTGCTATTTTGTTATAAAACGTAGTGCCTTTTGTTGCAAGGCATTCTTGATACTGATCAAGTTTTGTATTATAGTCTACCCCGTTTACTTGAGAAGGCACCTCTGCCATGTCTCTATATTCCATCTTAGCAAGAGGAGATGGTCCTGTAGGGTCAGTAACATTTGTCTTTAGTACTGCACAAACTTCATCTATATACCTACCCTTACCTCCTGCTACTGTGCCGAAGCACTGGTTTGGGTCAAATATTTCTATTTTAAGAGTGGCGTTAGTCTCACAAGTAAGTTCTACTTGAAGAGTTTTTATACTTCCAAGATTATCTTCAAGTGGAGCTGTATATACTTTCGTCCCAGCATATACTTTTATATAGGCAGCTTCTATTTGAGTAGGACTGCAAAACCCAGCTCTAGTACTAGTGTAGTAATTAAAGCTTATGTCGTAAGTTTCCCCAACTGTTAAAACATTTGCCTGCGATAAAGTCCCCAAAAGGGCAGAGTCAAACTTTACAGAACCACCTAAAAATGAATCCCAAGAACCATTTATGACAGTCCATCCAGTAGCATTTGAATTAAAAGTTCCATTTGTTACTGAACATGGGTCCGACGGACCAGGGACAGTTTCTCTAGTTACTGAAAAATCTGTAAACTCTCCATTAATACTTGTCCAGCCTGTAAGTGGCGGGCATGCATTATTGTTGCTTCCTGTAGCACTAGAGAAAAATACTTTTTCATTACGACTGTTTAATACAATCCATTGACCTCCTGAGAGTATTAAATTATACGTATCTCCTGATTCAGCAGAATCAAAAACAAAATCGTATCCCAGTAGAGATAATGGGTTATCTACAGGTTTTAAAACTACGGTTTCAGAGGTTCCTGTTCTACCAGCTGCTGCGGTAAAATTTACAATAAGGCCATCACACGGGCTAGCACTAGTACTAGCTCTAACGTCTAGTGCTGCAGCTTGTATACAATCTTTACAGACGGGTGTTGCCATTCTATTTTATTAACAACCACATGCACATGTTTCAGTGCAGAAGTCTTTAGCTTTGTTATACTTGTTTATAGCATCAGTGATGTTAGCTGCTGAATAAGTAGCATGTTGTGCTGATTTAAGCAATAGTTCAATTTTTTCAGCCTTTCTTAGGTCTTCATCACATCTATCACAATGACAGTGACAGTCGATGGCAGCTTGAACTAAGGCTGCTATGCAGCAGTATATTTCAGCTCCTCCAACTACATAGGTTGTTGGAAGTAGGGTATCCAATGTGTCTGTAATACTAATTACACCATTAAATAACTCTCCAGCTACCTCATGGTCTAATATCCAAGTAACATCCCCACCAACCGTAGTTAATGGACCACTAGGCACAGTAGTTTCTGTGATGTAGTTGTAGTAAGTAAAGTTAACTGTTACTGAGTCTCCTGAAGCTATGACAGTTAGCTTTTTACCGTCAGGAGCAATAGTTACTGAGTCTATTACTGTAGCCATTAGATAGTTTTTGTAAAGATAATAAAAAGCAGGGGATTACTCCCCCACTTTTTAATGATTAATTTTCGATTAGTAGTTGAATTCAGAAGAAGCAGCTCCAGTTCCGAATACTGTACCGTAAGTGCCCAACGCAGTAGGGGCATAAATTGTAAAGTTGTTCAACTCTCCAGCACGTGCAATACCTGTAGAACTTGGCCAGTTGTGCTCATAGCTAACTTCAATAGAAGCGTACTGAGTACCAACTTGAGCATAGTTAGGCTGCTCAAATGGGAAGTACATACGGTTGAAGTTGCCATAACGAGCACGTTGTGACTTCTCAGCAGAAATTACCTGCCAGTAGTTACCGTTACCAGCATTAAAGCCAGTAGTAGCAATTGTTGCACCCAAAGTAACATCAGATGCTTTAGATACTGTATCGAAGATAGCAATATCAAAGATTACACCTGGGTGACGAGCAGTAACTGTTACAGCACCAGTAGTAGGAGCAGCAGAGAAGTAGAACAAGTTGTTCAAAGTAGCATTGTTTATAATAGCATTATAAACAAGGGTTGCAGCATTTGCAGCAGAAGTACCAGCAGGAATTTCTACGATTGGAATCATAGTTCTACCAGCAGAGAAGTTACCGAGCAATGGGAAAATCTTACCACCACCAGTAGTTGGAGTTACAGACAAGTCCAAGTTTCCGTTTGATGGGTTAGAGAACATTTCATAGAAAGTTGGAGCAACACGAATGTCACACTTAACCATCCAGCTACCATTAACTCCAGCAACTGCTGCAGGAATAGCAGGAAAAGTCCAACCCTGTGCATGCAAGGTAGTTGCAGTATAAGTAGTTGCTTTGATACGACGTACATCCTTAGGAGAGATCAAAGGCGTAGCGATAGGCAAAGACTTATTTGTACCTTGAACTACTTGAAAAAAGTCAGTAGTCATACCAAGAGGGGCTACTGGAGCACCTGTGTTTCCACCAAACAAGGCAGCTACAGTATACACTTGTGTACCAGTTGCTAGCGGGCGAGTCCACACACCACCTCTGTTGGCAGAAACCGCCAAAGTAGAGTATGCTGCAGTACCATCGACAGTGTTGAAAACACCACCTGTGGCAAGAGCATTATTGTTCATTACGAACACTTGATTTAAATTAGAAGGAGCCATTTTTTTTAATTTAGGCGTTAAACATTGATTTTAGTTATTCACTTTCGAGGTTTTCTATCGATTGTGATTGATACCTTTGGGACTCAATGCCCTCCAGTATGCTTTTAATAGTCATCTCTACAATTTCTTGGTGAGTGTGTTCTGGAAGTTCACACCCTACTCCAGTTGTTATAGATATGGCTTTTGGTTTTCTTATATATACAATGAATACTGTAGGTATAACAAATGTGTTATCCGTGTAAACATTGATAAAATTCTCTTTTACAGAATAAGGAATGTAGTCAAAAGATGTTCTATTGAATGGATCTTTCATTACAGTTGGAATGTCATCACTTTGAGCAAACCAACATTGACTTATTCTTCTATCTAAACTTGGGGCAGTTCTTCTAGTAATAGAGTAAGTTGATTTAACTGTCTCATATACTGGAAAAGCTGATCCTAATCCAAGAGTTGGCAATATCCATGTAGCTCTAATATATCCTCCAGTTATAGGATCTTGTTGCAAAACTGTACTCGAGTTACCTAAGTACAAATGATTGCTATCTACAGGAGGATCTAATTGGGCTCCTGTATTATTTTCATTTTCTAATATATTAGCATTATAAGAAGGTATAAATCCTCCTTGATAATTAGTAGTTAAAATTAAATTGTCACTAGTTATCTCCTCCCCTAATGGAAGATTTACAGCTGATGCCCAGTTTACCCCATCAAAATATGATATTTCTGTAAGGATATAACCTGGAAACGGAGGAGTTAAACTCATTTTAACCCAGTCTGTAGTAGTGACTTCGTTCACTAATTCTGTATCTACGTTTATACGTGAGTTACAGTTGTAATGAACCTCAGCTGATACTGACACTAGAAAAAGGTAATCTAAAGGAAGAGTAGCTTTTTCTATGTAAATGTTTGTAGTGCTGGTATTATAGATATAACCCCCTAATGCATCGAAGAGAAAGCCTCCAGTAGAGATTGTATTAGAATTAGTAGTAACTACTAAGTTTCTCAAATCATCTACTCTTTTTTGAGACTGTTCAAATCCCTTACCCTGTCTGTTAGACATTGGGTTATATCGTTGCTTGATGAATCTCATCATAGCAATGTTTAACTCAAAATCTACCTCCTGAGGTAAAAGGATGTCAGCCTGGAAGGATGCAATCTTTTGCACCCCCAGGTTGACAGCTATATGCATTTCGTTTACGGTCATCTATTAAGATACTTCTTTGAGCCTTGCTCTCATTGTATTTACTTGACCAGAGTTCTTCTTGTTCTTGAAGTAAACAATTGCATCTTTCATATCTTCTCCGATTGTTTCGTCTTGGAAAATCACTTGATTCCCAATACGACGGAGAACATCTTTTGCAACCATTTCTTCAATCTCTGACTGGACTTCTAGGTTGTCATCCGTGCAGTATTTCAAGAATTTCTCTGGGTTGTTTCCCTTATAATCGTACAAGGTATTTTCGATTTCCATGTCTGAAAGTCTTTCTGGATCTCCATCCACAAGAACTCTCAAGAGCATTTTCATCTTCTCGACGTTGCCAGTGAGTTTAATAAACTCTTTGTCAGCATCTTTTCTAACCTGTACTTTAGCATTCTTCTTAAGAAGATCTTTCTGTGGATCGTAGATATAAAATCTTTTGTTTGCATCCACCCTCATTTCTTCTTCAGACATTGCTACATGTCTGTGCTTTAAGCACCACTTATAATAAATGTAATCCATTGTATTAATTGGACTACCATCTTCATAAGTACCGATCTCAAGTTCTGCTCCTTCAAAAGGAACTTTTAAGCTAAGGCTAGCCCAAAAGTCTTTTGTTTTTGCAGGCCATTCTTGGTGACCAGCTGGTACATCAATAAAATTTTTCAAGAGTTTTGCCTCTTCTTCTCCATCAACTCCTTTGAGTGGGAGGCGGTCTATATACATAGATCCGAGTTTAACTTTTGCTCCAGCTCTGATTTCCTTTGGAAGGTGATTCAGAACCTCTTTGCGTCTGAGGATAACTTTACGTTCCATAATTAGGGTTCTTTTTATTAGTTAAGCTTGGGGAAAGAATAACCCAAGGTTTTATATATTTTTAAAAAAGGGGGGAGTGGTTACCCCCCTTTTTATTGCAAACCAAACACAAATTACAGTGCAACACACTGCATGTCCAAACTAGTATCAAAACGACGAAGTAAGATACCAGCGGTCTTCAGCATGTGAACAGATGCACCGTCAATGTCACTTGCACGGGTGTCAGTTTCAGTAAATCCTTTTGGAACAACTGAACCTGCTACACACCAACGAAGCAATTCGCGGCCTTTCTTATTTACCATTTGGAGGTTGTTTTCACCATCATAAGTAGACTGGTCAACAAACACCATACGATATGATTCCAATGGAAGACCAGATGCTGGGTGCTTTCTAGAAGCTTGAGCCACAGGACCGTGATCGAACAAAGGAGATTTAACTACATTAATTCTATGACCATCAATGTGATCGTAGCTAGTGAAGTAACCGGTGATACCGAGGTTACGACCGCTACCAGTGATGAACGTAGGTTGAGTTGTCTGCAAGAACTGGTTACCACCATAGTAAGTCTTGAGGGCACGGTCGAATTCACGAGCACCACCAATACCAGTGTAAAGGGTAACTTGCTTGTCAGTAGCATCAGTCATACCATAGAACAAATCCCCGATAGTCTCTTCAAGCTTAGCTTGAGTCAACTGAGAGTAAGTGTCTTTGTTGATGATCTGCTCAAGCAAACCAGGACCAGAGATTACAGGTTGACCGTTCTCATCGAGCATGGTAGAAGTACCAGTTGCATCGTGAGTCTTCTGGCCATACCAGTAGTACATTTCACATTCTTCTTTGAACTTAAGCATGTGACGGTACTCTTCGTAATCCATCCACAACTTAGTCTTAGAACCTTCTTTCAAAGGCAATTCGAACTGAGCTACATAGTCTTTAGCATTTCCAGAGAAGTGGTATGACTTACGTACAGTACCAATCTTAGAACGAACAAGACCTGGAGCAGTCCAGTTAGATGCATTACCACGTGAGAAGTCAATACCCACGTTAGCATACAACATACCCCAAAGGGCACCTGGAGAGCAATCAGCTACAGATACAGATGCAACATCAGGAGAAACAATTTTCAAAGTGTATCTCCAACCTGAACCATCAGCAACTGGCTCAGTCATAATACGTGCAAGAGCACCAGACTGAGATACCAAAGTGTAAGGGAAGATAAACCACTTATCAGGGAAGGTAAGTGTGAAAACAGCACCTCCAACACCTACTGGGCCACCAGGAGCAGTTGAAGTTACAGGACGAACATTGATTTCGTGAGTTTTAACACGATACTCATACTCGAAACGGTCGATAGAACGAGTATTACCAACACCTTCAGTCAAGAAGGAGAGAGGGAATTTCTTTTCTTCACGGCCTGCCAAGTGAGTGATGATCGGAGATAACTCCGCTGGACGTTCCATAAGTGCATTTGCCAACGAGTTACTGTCGGTCATCTGCGAGTCGTTATAGTACGTCTTAAGTACTTGCATTAATGACATGATTCTATAATTTTAAAAGTTAAATGGTGTTCGATATTATTCAAACAGCTTTTTCATATCCAGTTGGTCTGGATCAAATTTCTTGGTTTTATTTCTTTCTACTTTTCCGTAGTTCTTAACTCTTTCTTCGTTACGTTGAATTTTATCTCTCAAATTCATTACACTTTGGGTTTTAGCCTTAGTAGTAATGATATCCTGGAGATTCATTCCTTTGTACATCAGATAGTCAATAGCCAGTTTAACATCGAGCTCTGAATTAGCATAATCCATGTCTCTACGTGTCTTGCCTGTTTTATCTACAGGTGCGGAAATATAATCAAAGAACTTAGCCTTTTCTTTTTCAGGGATGCGTATGCCAGCAAACTCTTTTCCTTGGTCGATTGTAGCTGCTACATTCTCCCAAAATTCGTCATTTTGGGCTTTCATCTCTGCTTGTTGTCTTTTTTGGTTGACTACAATCTGCTCTCTTTCTTTATTTTGAATAACTGCCAATTGTTTTTGAGCAACTATTGCTTTGTCATAAAGTTTTCCAGAGTCCTCGTAATCTTCCAGCATATCTTTAATGAACTCATCATCGTGGCCTTTACTTCTAAAGTATTCAGCTACAAATGTTTTTTGAGTTCTAGTATCCTCTTTTTCAATTTCAAATTGACCATAGTCTTTGCTAGGATTGTATGCTTCAAAGAATTTTTCAGAATCTCCTCCAGCCATTACATAATCTAAATGCTTTTGTACTAGTGGAAACTGTTGAAACAATTCATTGAT